TTGCGAGCCGCAAACCATTCTGCCGTTCCCTGTTCCATTAGAACGGCGGATCCATGCTGTCGCCAGCCTGCGGGGCAGCTTGTGTCGCAGCAGGACCCTGGCCGTTACGAGGAGCCACCGCAGACACCCAGTTCCCTCGCATCTTGCCGCTTCCGTCCTCCTTTTCGATTTCCCAGACTTGCAGCTTAAGCATCATCGGCTTGTTGACCAGCGCCACTGTCAGGTTGTGGTCGTCTGGCGCTTCGCCACTTGCAAGAAGCTGTCCGCCTGCGTTGGTGTCAATCGCCGCCAGCATCCGCTTGGCCTTGTCAGACTTTTTAGAGTCGCTGTCGTACACACGGACCTTTTGGAAAATCTTGCGGTTCGCGTATTCGGCAGGCTGCAAGACGACCCACCGGATAGAGATAAACTGCTCGCCGTTGTAATCGTCGATTTTTGCCTCGTCAGGCGCGGCGAGTACCGTGGTGCCAGACGGTATTGGTTCAATATCCCCGCCGCCGGTCTCAAATTGTCCGCCGGTTTCGGCTGCATTGCTGTTGTCACTCAGTGTAAAAAATCCCATGTTTTAGCCCTCGCTGGCTGTAGTTAAAAGTGAAGGGATGAATTGCGCGAGCGGGTTTTGCCCCTGCTGCACCGTAAGGTTTTCGGTAATTCCGTAACGGTTTTTTGATACGTTGCTGGCCGTGGCGTAGCAGACCAGCACGCGCGTCCCGTCGCTGATAGCCTTCTTGCGCTCGCCATCGCCGCGCGTAAACGTTTCCAGCTTAAGGAAGCCCACCACGTCGCTGTCGTCCACATAGGGCGCGACGCTTTTTCGGCCCAGGCGCAGGCTGTATCGCGTGTACGGGTCCTGGTCTGGTAACTCAATGGTTTCTGTTTCGGCGTGCGCCACGAACACAACGTGCATTCCTTTGCGCTCGTTCAGCAGGCCGCACGCACGTCGCACTCGCTGGTGCATGGCCGCGACCGCGCCCAAACCAGCGCCATAGCCTCCCAGCGCCTGGTTGATACTTTTGGGCTTCTTGGGGTCGCTGTCGATAACGTGCTGGATAAACAGCCTCTCCAGCGCTGTCACAGAGTCGATCACCACGGTCTGGTAGTCGTGCTGCTCTTGCAGTAGTGCGATCAACTGCTCCCACAGTTCCGGCTCTTTACCGATCACCGGCAGCGCGTCAGGTCGGGATTCCATGGGGACGCCCTGCAGTCCATCTTCTGCGCGGATAACAATGGGTTTGGGGAAGGTTGCAGCAAGGGTGGTCTTTCCCATGCCGCTGTCACCACACACGGTGACAATCGTCGGTCGGTCTGCGGGTTTCCCCGCCTGTTCTAATATGCTCATTTTCTCAACCTCATTGGGTTTTGCGGCAGGAGACTCCGCTCTGTTTCTTTCTCTCCACGGCTTGCAGTATTGCCGCATCGTGCTAATATGTCAAGCACCGAAAGCAAAAAATCAACCGAGTACGTAAAATGCAGACTTTAGAGCAGATCAGAAAGCAGCTCCAGCCTATGAACCTGTCGGCTGTCGCAGAGCAGTCAGGCGTTAGCTATGGGGCGCTCAGGCGCATGATGATGCCACACTCAAAACCGTCTTATGAGACGGTCCGAAAGGTGTCTGTTTGGCTGGAGTCCCGCGCATGATGTACCGCGATTTTATGGACGCCGGGTACCGAATTTTCGGGCTGCACAAGATCACTGACGAGGGCTGCGCTTGCGGCGACCCCGAATGCCCCACTATTGGAAAGCACCCTGTCGCTTCTAACTGGCAGCACTCGCCCGACTGGTCTGACGAACAGATCGAGGTCATGGAGATGACCGGCCAGCTATCCACCGGGTACGGCGTGCTGGTTGCTGGTGGCCTGCTGGTGGTGGATGTGGATGCGCGAAACGGTGGTGTCGCCTCATACGAAAAGCTCGCGGAGGCGGTGCCGCAGATCGGCGGGGCAGGGCTGGTGGTCAATACCGGCAGTGGCGGCGGATCCAGGCATCTGTATTTTCGGGTCCCGGACGACGTGCCTTTTGTGCAGTCCCTGCCGGAATACCCTGGCATTGATTTCAAGTCCACCGGCTACGTTGTGGGGCCAGGCTCTCTGCACAAGAGCGGGGCGACCTATGATGCCGTTATCGGCCAGCCTTGTGATATAGGCACAGCGCCGGAAGCGCTAGTGGATCTCTTGCGCAAGCCTGAGCGCTACCGATCGAAAGACGATAACGGCGCAGCGATAGACTACACGCTGGGCGACCTTCGCAGCATGGTCATGGCGATCCCCAACGACGATGGCGTGGGGCATGAGCAGTACATCCGTATCGGCATGGGGCTCCATGAAGCCACGGGGGGTGCGGACGAGGCGTTCGACATCTGGCAGGAGTGGGCGCGTAAAAGCTCCAGGCACGGAAAGAACGGCCGCAGCAGAATTGAAAACCGCTGGCACTCTTTCGGCAAGGCGTCTAACCCCGTTACTGTCGGCACGCTAAAGCATTATGCAGAGCAGGCAGGATGGCGAGAGCCTGTTACCTTTACATCCGACTGGCAGCCGATCTCCGGGGACGACCCGCTTGATTTGCGCGGCGTTGATCTCCTTCGCCCTCCAGGGTTTGTCGGCGATGTGGCAGCATGGATAAACCGGCAATCGCTGTTCCCCCGTGAAAACCTGGCCGTCGCTGCCGCACTAATGGTGGTATCAAATTGCGGCGGAATGCGCTATTCGGACCCGCTCGATCATTCCAGCTTTAACCTTTTCTGTTTTGGTGTTGCTGATTCCAGCACGGGCAAGGAAGCCATACTTCAAGGGCACAATGACCTAATCCGCGCCGCGGGGCTTTCTGGCGCACTGGTCGGCGGCATAAAGTCCGAGCAGGAGATCTACCGCAATCTGGTGCGGCACCAGGCGGCTTTTTACGCCATCGACGAATTGGGCGAGGTGTTCGGCAAGATCACCAGTGCCAGCAAGCGTGGCGGCGCAGTGTACCTTGAGGGCGTCATCGGCACCTTGATGGCGATTTACTCCAAGAGCAATTCTTTTGTGCCGGTCACGGGCGACCTGAAGGAAGAGATACGCAACGCGTTGCAGGCCGAGTACGGCAGGCTGCAAAAGGCTATCGACAACAACGAGGACAAGACCGGCGTATTGTCACGCAAGCTGGAGCGCGTCAGCCAGCAGCTGGACACTGTGGATATGGGAATTGAAAACCCATTTCTGTCTATTTTTGGCGTGACGACGCCAGAGAAGTTTAACAGCTTGATGAACTTTGACATGGCCGCTAACGGGTTTATGGGGCGCGCGTTGATTTTTCGTGAGTTGGAAAAGAACCCGCGCATAAGGCCGCGCGCAAGTCGCCGAAAAGAGCCAGTACCGGATGCTATCAAGTTCGCACTACTCAACCTGTACGCTCCAGGGCACTTTGACGTGGACGCAGGGCGCATAGAGCGAATCGGAGAGAAGTCCCACATAGCGACTACTGAGGATGCTGCAGCTGCGCTGGATCAAGTAGGAGACGCATTCTGGGAGTCCGCCGAGGAGCAGAAGGAATTGACGGGGCTGCATCCGATCCCGCGCCGGGGGTATGAGCTGACTGCTAAAGTGTCCGCTGTTTTGGCCATGCCGTCAGGGCTTCGCACGGTGGAGCATGTCAGGTGGGCATACGCGCTGGTCAAGCGCGACATCGACGGAAAGATGCGCCTTGCCCACTCCAACAGCGCATTGGAGAAGCAGGACGCGCTGTGCAGCAAGATACTGTCTCTCGTGTCTGCCGAGCATGGGGAGACCATCGGGGCGATTACCAGGCAGTGCCGGGACTACGCAAAAGCGGACGTCCACACTGCAATAGACAAAATGGTGAAGGCTGGCGCACTCCGAGAGGAGGCGGTAAGGGGGCGAGGGAGGCCCACTAAACAGATTTTTTCTGTTTAGCTATTGCGCGATTTTTTCCACGCGGGTACAGTAAAAGAAATCCAGCAAAAACAGGGGCTTGCGGTACTTTTAACCATTTAATGCCAATAACTCCGGCAAAAAGTATTGAGCGCAAGCCACTGATTTTAATAACAATTTAGACTTTTTACCATTAAAACCTTTTTACCCTAGACACTAGGAATCACCCTAGCGGCAAAGTAGTGTCTAGGGTATTAATGGTATTAATGGTATTAAATAATTTATATATAAAAATCAATAACTTATAAGAGATACTTTTCTCCATACTTACTGGCATTAATTGGCACTAAGTATTTTTGTATCTATAGGGGGAAAATAATTTATTAAATGTCTTTACAGGTTATGGGGGCTAGGCTATATTTACCCCATGGCAGCAACAAAGCAGCCAGCCACCCGGGGCTACCGGGAATGAGGAGAGAGATAATGGAAACAAGCACTGCAAA